GGGTACGTCTGGCTCGTGGGCTGACAGTGGCGGGGGCAATACGTTAGCAGCAGATAGTGGGGCGTACACTTACACGGGCACAAGCGTTAACTTAATAAGAGCTAAAATACTAACTGCTGACAGTGGAAATTACACATATACAGGCACAAGCGTAAGTCTATTAAAAGGCTCTGTACTAAATGCTGACACAGGCGCTTATGCTTACACAGGCACTGATGTAACACTAACTTACACTCCTGCAGGTTCTTTTGTACTAACTGCTGATAGTGGTTTGTACACGTACACAGGCTCAGATATAAATTTTAATCGCAATCGTGTTATAATAGCATCAAGCGGCAATTACTCATACTCAGGCACAGATATACAGTTTTTATTGCCTGGTCAGGTATGGACGGATAAGCCAAGTGTATCAACTAATTGGACTAATAAAACACAAGTAACAACAATTTGGACGGATAAATAATGGCAACTTACAATAAATTTAATCAAACAGTGGAAGATATGGCGAACGGGGTTTATAACTGCGCGACAGATCAGTTCACCGTAGCTTTAACTGTAGCATCACCTGTGGCGGCCAATAGCGTGTTAGCGGATTTAACAGAGATATCATACACAAACTTAAGCTCGCGCAACTTGACGACTTCAAGCTCTGGACAGACATCAGGAACATTTACGCAATTGTTTAGTGATTTAGTTTTGACGGCTTCAGGTGGTGCAGTATCGGCATTTAGGTATGTAACTATCTACAACAACACACCGACTAGCCCAGCAGATCCGCTACTGTGTTATTATGATTTCGGTTCAAGTTTGGCTCTAGCTGATGGGGAACAACTCACTATAGACTTTACAACAAGTACATTTACATTAGCGTAAACCGTCAATAAAATGACAGGTCAATAACCTTTTAGGAGGACTGACAATGAAGCGTGGCGATAACAAAAAGAAGACTCAACGAGAGATTAATAAAGAGGAATTAAGACGGTACTTAGCTGAAAGGGGTAAGCTGTCTTATATATTTGATAATCTAGAAAAACTAGAAGACCAAACTATCGAGATGGATAGTGTTGCTGTATCGAGATTAAATTCAGCAAATTCAACGCGTTTGGCACTACTCAAAAAGTACCTACCTGATGAAAAGTCTGTAGAAATTAAAAACGCAGATGGCGAAACATTCAAGAGCGACACTAAGTGGACTATCGAGGTAGTGGATGCCTAGCTTGTCCATACCTAAAAAGTTAAAGCCTTTTCTATCACCTAAAAAATTCAAGGTAGCTTATGGTGGTCGCGGGTCTGGCAAGTCTATGTCTATTGCTGGTATGTTGCTAATGCGAGTTATGACAGAGGGCGCAAGGGTTGGATGTATGCGCGAAAACATGAATTCCATTGATGATTCAGTTCATGCGTTATTGGTTGATGAAATACACAGGTTAAAACTTGAAGGCTTCACAATACTAAATAACTCTATCAGCCATTTGTCAGGTGGTGAGATTAAATATAAGGGGTTGGCTAGGAATCCAGAATCAGTCAAGTCTATGCACGGATTTAATTACTTTTGGGTAGAGGAGGCAGGAACGCTATCTAAGCGATCAATTGATTTACTTGTGCCAACGTTAAGGGCTGAGGGTGCGGAGTTATGGTTAACATTTAATCCTGGTGCGAGTGCCGACCCTATATGTCAAGAATTCTTAAAGCCATTTGAAAAAAAGATGAAAGGTGGTTGCTATGAAGATGGTCTATACACGATTATAAAGTGCAACTATTTAGATAACCCCTTCTTTCCTGAAAACCTAAACCTGTTACGCATTAAACACAAAGAAACTAAATCAAGAGCTGAGTATGATCACGTTTGGCTTGGTGCTTATGCTGACGAAGTTGAAGACTCAATAATTAAACCTGAGTGGTTTGATGCTGCTGTGGATGCCCATAAGGTAGATAGGCTTCGAGAGATATTTAAACCTGTTGGCGCTAAAATAGCCGCTCATGATCCAAGTGATTCAGGTAGCGACAGTAAAGGCTTTTGTTTAAGGCACGGATCAATAATTAAAGTAGTCAAAGAGCGTGATACTGGCGAGATAGACGAGGGTTGCGATTGGGCTACAGGACTAGCACTAAAAAACAATGCTGATTGGTTTATATGGGACGGTGACGGAATGGGAACTGGCTTAAAGCGTCAGGTATCTATTGCTTTAGACGGAACACGAACACGCTACCAAATGTTTAAAGGTTCTCTATCAGGCAAGGGTCAAGATAATGCCGAAAGGATATACCAAGCCGAGTATGGTGATAAAAAATCGAATCCAAAAGCGTATAAAGAGGTATTTAAGAACAACCGCGCTCAGTATTACATAGAGTTGGCTAATAGGTTTTATAATACTTACCGCTGTGTTGAGCGTAGTGATTATGTAGACCCAGATGAGATGATAAGTTTGGACAGTGAAGGTGTAGAGGATATTGATGCCTTGCGTTCAGAGGTATGCCGGATACCTAGAAAGCAAAACCCTAATGGGTTAGAGCAAATCATGAACAAGATGGAAATGAAAAAACTAGGCATTGATTCGCCTAACATGAGTGACAGTTTAATGATGGCGCTATTTAAGCCGCCAATCAAAAAGAAGCGTAAAGCTTTAAATTATGGTAAAGCTAATATTGTTTGACGGTGCAGTTAATACTTACTAGATGGACTTTTACCTGTAGTATTGCCAAATGAACGAGGTGCTGACAACTGTTTAGTTGCCTTGCTTCCACACTCACAGTCTATTTCTTTAGTATCACGCTCAACTAATGGCTGGTATCTACGCTGGCAAGATGCACACTTGAAGTTAAGTAATATTTTCATTTTGCTTATCCTTATCATTGTCAAAAGTTAAGATATCACCCCTAAAAACATGGCACTGACTACAGCAATCGCAATAATATAACAATTCTCCTTTAGGGTTTGCTTTTCGTATAACAAGTAACTGCTCAATTAAATCTCTTATCTTCATTTTAATTTATCCTCCAGGCCTTTGCACATATCCTCAAGTTGAGTCACTAGGTTTGTATTGTTACATCTAGCGTTGTATGTTTCTATTCTTATACCCCACCTAGCGCAAGCATCTTCGACTAGCCATCCTTTAGAAGTAAGTATCCTTGTTGCATTGTGTTTTATCATTGCATACCTCGTAAATTCGCATATTCAGATAGTGATTATCGCACATTTTAAGGGTGTAGCAAACAAGTTATAATATGTAAATAAATTCAAAGGAATCCTTATGGCTAAAATGAAAGATAGCGAATTAGTATCGTTATTATCTGCTGCTGAGAATGATGCAGCTATCTATAACGGTCAATTCATGGCTGAAAACACCAAGTATTTGAAAGGCTATCTCGCATTAAAGGAGGGTGATTTTTCCGCACCTATAGATCAATCAAGTGTGGTGTCAACAGATATTGCTGATGTGGTTGAATCTGATATGCCATCTCTGGCTAGAATATTTTTAAGTTCGGGAGGTATAGTTTCTTTTGTTCCTAATACTGACAACGAAGCTGAGATATTAGAAGCTGAAGAAAAGACCAAGTATGTAAACTGGATTATTCGCAATCAAGCTGATTCTTTTATGTTGCTACACAACTGGATGAAAGACGCAGAGATTCAAAAGAACGGTGTCGTTAAATACTTTATTGATGAGCAAAAAGAAGTTGAAGAAGTTGAGTATACAGGTGTTGATCAATCAGAATTGAGCGCGATAGTTGACAGCTTAAAGGGAGCAGAAGTTGATAAAGTCAAGGTTGAGGCTACCGAACGTTCAGAACCTAACGAATTAGATGACACTTTTGATATCAAGTTCCGCGTCACAAGAACAGAAAAGAAAGTCTGTATTATCAATGTTCCTCCTGAGGTTTTTCTTATCACCAAAAACGCTAAGTCACTAGATGATGCTGAGCTAGTTGGTGACAGGGTGAGAAAGACTCGCGGTGAATTATTGGCTGAAGGCTTTAAGAAAGAATTGATAGACCAGTTAGCTAGTGTTGATGATGAAGATAATCGAAACTCCAATTTACAGTCTATTCGTGATCGCGATCAAGGTGGCGCTGATGTAGATGTCCATATTAATGATTGGGCTAGTGAGTTTGTAGAGATATCCGACTTATACGTAAAGATTGATTATGACGGGGACGGTATCGCAGAGCGTAGGCATGTAATGATTTCAGGTAACAGGGTATTAGTTAACGAGTCTTTTAATCATGTTCCTTACGCGTCTTTATCTGCTATTTTAATGCCTCACAAGGCGATAGGTAGAAGTCGCGCAGAAATCACTTACGAAACACAAAGGCAGCAAACTTTTAACGCTCGTGCTATTAACGATAATATACGTGCGGTAGCTAAACCGCGTCACGTTGTACATCCTGACGTTGATTTAGATGATATGTTGACAATTCGTGATAACGGTATTATCAGGATGGAGGATGACACAAATCAAACGCCTCAAACAGCAGTCATGCCAATGGTTACCCCTTACGTTGGTAACGAGATATTACAAGTTATCCAATACGTAGACCAAAAGAGAGCGCAAACAACAGGCGCTTTATTGTCTAATCAGGGTTTAGATGCTGACAAATTAATGCAGGAAACCGCTACTAGATTTAACGGTGTACAAGATGAGGGCGAGGCCAAGATCGAATTGATAGCTCGTAACTATGCAGAAACAGGCTACCGAAAACTATACGAGGGCATAGCATGGCTCGTGTCTCGATTCCAAGATACAGAAACAGAGTTTAGAGTTCTAGGCAAGGCTTTAAGTGTTAACCCGAAATCTTGGAAGTACAAGCATTCTATTGAGTCTAAAGTTGGCTTAGGTGCTGGCAGTAACGATCAATTAATTGAAGCTCGACAAGGGATTTATTCTATTCAGCAACAATTGAAGGCTACTGGCTCGGTATTGGTGGATGAAGAAGGTATATACAACAATCTTACATCACTAACTGATGGGCTTGGATTTAGCCGTAGTGAGAAATTATTTAATAACCCTGCTGAGCCTGATGAGTTATTGCTCGCTCAGAATGAACAGTTGAATCAAATGGTTTTACAGTTACAGGAGCAGAACGCACAGTTACAGAATCCATTGGCTGAAGCTGAAATGGTTAAGCGAGAGGGTGATATCGCTATTGCGCAAGGCAAGTTATCGCTTGAAGGTGCAAAGCTGGAGGAAGATCAGCGTCAGTTTAATATCAAAACAAGTCAAGATGCTAATCAAAGCCAACAAAAAACAGCTTTAGAGTTAACCAAGTTAGAGCTTGATAGTGGTGAAGATATACCAGGGAGTGTAGTTTGATGACTGAAACAGATTTAAAGAACACAATACAAAAAGCTCAACGAGCAGATGAGTTGCTTAATGATCCGCTTATACAGGAGTTTATTATTTCCCTGCGCGGTGACTTACTTAATAAGTTTGAAAGCACAAATTTAAATGATGACAAGTCTAGGCAAGATGCTTGGCAGCAATCGCAAGTATTAAATAAGTTTTTAGAAAAGTTCACCAAAACAATTAGGGATGGCAAGAACGCTAAATTATCTCTAATGGATAAAGCAAAGGTTAAACTTAAGAATGTAATTTAAACGTGAACAACCATTAAGGACTCACACAATGCAAACATCAGAACAAGAGATTTTAAAAAGAATCAGTATGAGCCGAGGTACTACAGAGCCTTCAACAGAAGCGCCAACTGAAAATGCCGAAGCTGTTAACGTGTCGGAAGATGCACCAATCGAAGATGTAGTTGAATTAGAGGCGCAAGCTAATGAAGAAGTTACAACGGAAATTGAAGAGCCAGCAGAGGCGCAAAATGAACAAGCGACTACTGATAATGAGGATGAGGATCTTTACGTTGAATATAAAGGACGTGAAATAAACCTTAAAGACATTGATGAATGGGAGCAAGGGCATTTACGACAAGCTGATTATACCCGTAAAACACAAGAGCTAGCAGATAACCGTAAGGACTTCGAAGCAGAACAAGAAGGATTTAACGGTAAGCAATCCAAGTTATCAGAGCAACTATTAACATTAGAGGCGATGATTGCAGAGGACGATTTATCTGATGAAGCGCTTGCAGATTTACGAGAGTACGAACCAGAGCAGTATATTAAGCATCTTGAAAAGCAGAGCAAGCGAAAAGAGTTTTTTAAGGAAGCAAAAGTAAGCGCTACTCCCAAACAAGAAGTAAATATACAAGAAGAGCAGGGCAAGTTAATTGCAGCTAATCCACAATGGATCAGCGAAGGTAAAGCAACAGAGGCGTACACTAAAGATATGGACGCTTTAACTAGTTATTATACTGATAACAACTTTACTCAGTCACAAGTTGACGCGGTTAATAGCAATTCTTTAATTGCCAATGCAGTCATACAGGCAGCAAGAGCAAGTAAGTTAGGTAAAACTAATGCAGCTATAGAAAAGCGAGTCCGTCAAGCCCCGGTAAGCACAAAACCTAAAGCTCAGGCAGGTAACAAACAGCTAGATCAAATCAAAAAGTTAGAGTCAGACCTTAAAAGGTTTGGTAGAAACGAAGATTTTGTCAAGCTAAGAAAGCTTAAACGACAACTTAACAACTAAAGAGAGAATTTATTATGGCTACTCCAGCTGACACTACCAGTACATATGACGCGATTGGTAACCGCGAAGATTTATCAAATATCATTTATGATATTTCACCTACACAAACGCCTTTTATTTCAGGTATTGCGCATGGTGAAGCAACCGCAACTAACCACGAATGGCAAACAGATAGCTTAGCAACTGCTAGCGCTTCCAATGCTGTTATTGAGGGTGAGGATGCAACAACTACCGCAGCAACTCCAACAGTGCGCTTAGGTAATATCACACAAATCAGCGATAAAGTACCTCGCGTTACACGTACACAGCGTCAGGTTGATTCTGCTGGTCGTGGTGATGAGATGGACTATCAAGTCATGAAGATGGCTAAAGAGCTTAAGCGCGACATGGAATCAGCTTTATTGGCTAACAATGCTAAGGTGGTCGGTTCTGAATCAGTTGCACGAGAGTTGGCTGGTGTTGAATCATGGCTAGCTACTAACACTGATTTAGGTGCTACAGGTACAGCGCCAACTGGCGATGGTACGGATGCTCGTGGTGCTGGTACTCCTCGCTCGTTTGCTGAATCTCAATTACAAGGCGTGTTAGCGTCTATTTGGGATGAAGGCGGTGAGCCTGATACCATCATGGTTGGCTCGACTATTAAGCAGGCTATGTCTGGCATTGTTAACGGTGGTGCTGCTGGTGCTGCGCAACGTGTTGTTGATGGTAACGCCAAGACGGTTACAACTGCCATTGATATTTACGTTAGTGATTTTGGGTCGCTTGCTGTAGTTCCTAACCGCTTTCAAGTTCAAGATTCAATGCTTGTATTGCAGATGGATATGTGGTCGATGGCTAGTATTACTGAGTTTAGAGAAACTCCTTTAGCTAAGACTGGTGATTCAGATCGCGTTCAATTACTTTCTGAGTACACACTTGAAGCACGCAACGAAAAATCAAGCGGTATTGTTGCTGATTTAACAGCGTAAAGCAAATCAAGGGAACGGACTCCCTTTTTAATTTATAGGTGATTTATGACTGAAGAAAAAAAAGTTAAAAAGACTGTTAACAAGAAATGTGTGGCGCTTAAAAATTTATGTACAACTAAAGATGGCAATGTGAAAAAAGGCAGTGAATTCACTTGCTCAACTAAAGAGTATGAGATTTTTAAAAAAGCCAAGGCTGTTTAAATGAAAGATATTGACGCTCAAACTGGTATTACAGAGACATTCAGCAAAGACTCTATAACTGGTAAAATTCATATACATAAACAGCAGGACGTTAACCCGTTCTTACAGGCTAATAAAGACGAAATGTCTACTCAGTCTAGCGGCTTTAAAGGTGATATGCATAAAATGGCATCTATACCACCTATCGTATTAGAGATGTGGCGTGAGGATATGAAAGCAAAGGGATACCCTAACCCTAACCCGCTAGCAGTAGAAAATAGAAAGTATTTATTATCAAAACTTAACTCTCCTGACTGGAATTTCTTAAGAACCAAACAAGGCGTTATCTAATGGCACTATCAACCTATGACGATTTAGTTAAAAGTATTGTGGCGTGGAGCCACAGGAAGGATATAGGAGATCTAATTCCTGATTTTATAGCCTTGGCTGAAACTGAGATGTACAACAATGAAGGTTGGCAATTAGAAACTAGAGATATGGAATTTGTATCAACAGCGTCCATTTCTGGTCGTTACTTAGAGCTACCACCTAACTTTGAAAAGTCACGGAGTATACAGTTAGAAACTGGAAGTGGATTGGTCGATGTTAAATTTCAAGCTCCAGAGCAGTTACTTAGACAGTCAACGACAGGACAACCAAGATTTTTTAGTGTGATAGGTAATGAGATAGAGTTCGATCGTGTGCCGGATTCATCATACACAATTCAAATACAATACTATAAAAAGCCAGACCCGTTAACACTAACAAACCAAACTAACAGTGTAATAACTAATCATCCTAATATATACCTGTTCGGCGCACTACATCAGGTTTTTGTTTACCTTGAAGACCCTGAGCAAATGACAAAATATTTTGCAAAAATGCAGTCAGTTATCCGTGGTGCAAATAAAGCGGCTAAAAAAGCGCGGTATGGTGCTGCTCCTTACATGCGTGTTGAGGGGGTAACTCCTTAATGGCATTTCAAACAGTATCGTTTAATGTGGTTGGTGGCACTTATGAAAACAAGAGCAGGCCACTTAGCAACACAAGAACGATTAATATGTACCAACAAGTTAATCCAAAAGCTAAAGATCAATCATCTTTACAATCCTTTCCTGGTCAAAAGTTTTTAAGCTCAGTTAGTGAGATTAAAGAGCGCGGCACTCACAGGATGAAAGAGGTGCTTTATCGCGTAGTTGATAAGGTTTTGTATCAGGTTAATTCTCTAGGTATTCACTTGAAAAAGGGCGTTGTCACTGGCTCTGATAGGTGTATTTTTGCTAATGACGGTGAGAGCCTGGTAATAGTTTCAGATAGGGTTTATGTTTACAATTCGTTTACTAACTTATTCTCTGAAAACACAAACCCTAACATTGTCGGCACAATCTCAGTAACCATTATCAACAATCAATTTATATATACTCGCCCAGATTTTAGTTTTATGGCTCAGCCTGGTGATCCATTTGACGTTAACGGCTTGGACGGTGTCGGCGCAGAATCCAGTCCTGACGAGTTAGTTAGGGATTACGCTTTTAATCAAACGATTTACAGATTCGGCGTAAGAACCACTGAGCCTTGGTATAACTCAGGAGTAGGAAGACCACCAATAGACAGGATAGAAGGTCAAGAGTTTAGCGTTGGCTTAGGTGCTATTCATTCGCTAATAAATACAGACAGGGCACTGTATTGGCTTGGTGATGACAAGGCTATTTATCGCGTATCTGGTGGCACAAACGAAAGAATCAGTGATGACGGAATATCAAACACTATTGAAAACATGACAACTATAGAAGATGCGATTGGTAATACATTTACATTGCAAGGCCAAGACTTCTACATGATAACCTTCCCTAGTGAAAATAAAACGCTAGTGATAAATGAATCTCTCGGTAAAGATGGCTGGTTTGAATTGCAAAGCGGTACGGTTGGCGGGATATATTCAGCCACTTCAATAATATCAGCTTATGATAAAACTTTTGTATGTTCGGGTGGTAAATTATTAACGCTTGAGAATAACACGTATACGCAAGATTCAGATGTAATGTTACGCCGCAGAACAATGTTACCAATTACTAGAAAGAACATCCCTAGTAACATTAAAGGGCGAAGAATTAAAATCTCCAGCATTGAATTTATAATGGAGCAAGGGGTTGGTTTGATTACTGGTCAAGGCGTTAATCCTAGAATGCTATTAGAGTTGTCTTTTGATGGTGGTCGTTCATTTGCTCATTCGCAATGGGTTGAATTGGGCAGACAAGGGCAGAACACGCTAGATGTTACTGCTGATGTCATGGCTAGCGCTGATGAAATAATCCCAAGAATAACTTTATCTGATCCAGTTCCTTTTGCTGTTTACTCAGGACTTGTTGATATTAAGGCTGTGGCAAGATGACATTTAATAGAGTCAACCCGCCGACACACATAAGAATACCTGAAGAAGTATCCAGCAACCCTCAGTTGAGAAAATTATTTGAAGATATTTTATTTAACATGTTTCAGGAGTGGAAAAGGACGGGCGGCGGGACTGACTTTATAGATCAAAACGAAACAAATATAACCGAGTCATTCACGCTATCAAAGCTTTTTGATATAAGAGAGCAAATAGGCAGCAACAAACCTGTAACTATCGACACGACAGGGTTTACTATTGACACGACTGAACAAACTATTGATATGACAGAGGTTTAAATGGCTCAACAAAACTTAACTATAGGTGTTGCAGATGCGAAACAAGGTGATAACTATTTTACAGCATTTACTAAAGTAGAGGCGAATACTACAGAGTTATACACTCAATTTTTTAATAGCTACATCGTAGTAAAGCAAGATAACTTAGCTACCACACTAGGCGGGGCAATAGATAGCTCTAAAGTGTACCTTTTGGACGGTGTTATTGATTTTTCTGGGACTGGATTAAGTATAGAGGTTCCTGCTGGTGGATTGAGTATAGTCGGCTCTACTTTTGATATTTCAAAGCTAATTTGTAGTGATGCTAATTACACTATGTTTACATCCCCTGTCGGTGGTAGCGGCGATCTATTAGGTATGGATTATGCTATTGAGGTTACAGGTACAGGAGCGCAAGTTTATAACTTAACGGATGCTACCGGATTTAATGCTTTTGAATTCTCACGCATAAACTACAATGATTGCTCATCGCTAGGCACAATTTCAGGGTACAGACAAGGCTTAGAGGTTGGTACTGGTCGTTTTGGTGGTCAGCCAGAGTTAACACTGGCTGGTACATGGGTTGGTGGTTATTTTATCGACACCTCTATAGTAAGAAGCTTGACAGATGGCGCTTACTCGTTATTTAAGGCTGGAGCTGGATTTAGTATGGCATCTAGATTTAGATCTAACATGAATATAGACCTACCAGCCAGTGCTTCATTCTTTGATTTTGCGGCCAGTAACTTTACCACCCCTTCAACAGTGCAAATGACTGGCGCGATAGTTTCTAGAAATGGTGTTTTTGACGCTACAGATTCAAACATAACTCCGAACATAGATGAAACAGAGCTGGTTTGTGATTGGTCCAACAACAATGGTATGCCCAACACTTTTGAAGGTGGCTCTATCGGCGTCACTACTGAGGTAGCAACAACAATTAATACTACTGGTGTTTTTGAGGATTTAGCAGCAACGCTATGGACCGTTGCTGATTTACAGCATTTTGATAACCCAAGCGGCAATCAATTAAGGCATTTAGGTAATACACCGCGAGAATATAAAGTTGTCGCTGATTTCACTGTTGATTCAGCCTCAGGCAACGTCTTAACATTAAGGGTTAGTAAGTGGGATGATTCAGCATCTTCATTTTCTGTTGTTTTAGATCAGTCCAGACAGGTCAATGCTCTGGTTGGTGGTCGTGATGTGGCTTTTTTTGGTGTAAACATAAATACAACGCTAGATCAAAACGATTACATAAAGTTAGAGATTGCAAACCAAACAAGTACAACCAATGTTACAGCGGAAACTGATAGTTACTACATTGTAGAGGAAAGGTAATGGCAACATCAATAAGCTTATTTACAAACAAAGCTAACACTGTAGCTGATACGCCAGAGGCGCTATACACAGCCCCGGAAAAAGGTAACGGAACGATAATTACTGCGGTAACTGCGGCGAACAATTCAACATCAAACAAGAGCTACAAGGCTTATATTGTTGATAAGGATTCATCGCCAGTTAATCCGCAAAGACCGTTCAGAATTGTTATTTGGGCTGATATAGATTTAGCGACAGGAATAGATGGGCAAACAATACCTCCTGGCGGATCTTTGTACACAGAATGTAACGCAGCTAACTCTGTTTATTTTACCGTTTCGGGTAAAGAAACGTGATTAGCGATAACTAACAAACAATGGTAAAATGGTGTTGCTTGAATAACCTCTTCGGACTCATAGCAATAAACATTAATTAAATAAGGTTTATAGTATGGGTTTTTTATCTCAATTAGGAAACGTTTTTACTGGTAGCGAAGATGCAAAAGCCAGAAAAAAAGCTGGAAGAATCCAGCAAGAAGAAGCTATTAATCAGGCTGGTCAAATAAGAGAGTCTGGTCAAGCAGCTCAAGCACTATTCGATCCTTTAACTGGTGTAGGTCAGCAGGGTATAGACTTAGCTGGTTTTCTTGGCAATCCTCAACAACAATTCGATTTCATTCAATCTAATCCTTTATTTAAATTAGGCTTGGAAAATCTAAACACACAAACAAATCAAAGTGCTGCTTCTAGAGGTAGATTGTCTGCTGGTGACACACTTCAGCAATTAACTAATAACGCAACGCTAGCATCTCAACCACTTATTGATCGACAAAGGCAAGATATACTTAATTTACTAGGTATTAGTCAAAACGTAGCAGGTCAACAAGCAGGAATAGAGCAAAACACAGCAAGAAGTGTAGCTGATTTACTTACTGGCGGAGCTGCTGCTAAAGCTGGTGGTATCGTTGGCGCTCAAAATGCCAGAACTGGTGCGGTAGGTAATATATTTGACGTAGGTGCCACTATTGCTGGCTTGCCTAGCGGCACATTCGGAGGTTAAAAAATGGCGATCGACCCAAGAATAAGCTTAACTCCTGCGCCTACTATAAATGTAGGGCAGCGATTCAATCAAGCTTTAACTAACTTGAAAAACGTTGACTTGCTAAACCAGCTAAGAGATCTTGCACCTCTTCAATTGGAGCAGGCACAACGACAAGCTGAATTAGAAGCGGCACAACAACCAGCGTTATTACAGCAAGCGGAATTTGCTGCTGGCGGTGGATCTCAACTAACTAACCAACAACAACAAGCGCAGCAGATAGCTACAAGTTACGCCACAGCTTTACGTCCGCTACTTAATAACCCTGCAGCCCTACTTGGTGAGCTACAACGACAAAAACAGCAGTTTCAAGATGCTGGTGTGCCGACTCAAGGCATAGATGAAGATATAGCGCAGATACAAACGCCTGAAGGTCTCGCTTTGCTAGGTAAAGAAATTAACGACACTTTAACTCCTGCTAGTGCCCGATCTAAGCCAGATGTAGCAACAAGATCGTTCGCGCCTATAACCGACCCTCAAACAGGTCAGGTTAGCTTACCAACTTTTGATCCTAACACTGGTGAGGCTAAATTAGTCCCTATTGAGGGTGCTAGAAAGTTGACCCTAAATCAGGAGCAGCAACAGGAGTTGAAGCAATTCACCACGAAAGAAAAAAGAAAAGCCAGACTATCTCGCTCTAAAGAGATTAAAAAAGGGTTGGGCGATAGAAACAGAAGCGCCGCCAGATCACAACAGCCCTTGTTCGAGGCTTTGCGTTTGGCTAGTAATCCTAGAACATCCGAGGGGTTAGCTGCAGGAATTCAAACGCAATTAGCAAGAGTCCTTCCTGGTATTGATGTTTCTAACGAAGGGAATTTAGATTCTGCTTTGAATAGGTTAGCTCTAGAGCAATTGCAAAATTTCAAAGGTCCAACCACGGACTTTGAATTCGGAGTCACTCAGAATATTGTCGGTTCATTAACAGATCCAAGAGAAGCCAATGTATCCAGATTAAAATCACTACAGCGGGCTAACTGGTTTGCTAAAAGAGAGTTCAGGCAATTCAATGATTTCATTGGTGGTGGCGGCGAGCCTGATGATTTTGCTTTTAACTTCAATGAATCCGTACAAACAAAAAAGGGTGAATTCACCTTGAAAGATTTACAAGATACTGCTGTGGATAATAATTTAACTATAGAAGAAGTTATAGAAAGGTTGGATCAATAATGCCAGTTATAGACTTAGCAACAGGAAAACCAGCAGATAAGCCGCCGCTAACAGATCATTCTCAGCCAGATACACAAAATAACGCTGGCGGCAGAGTTATAGACCTAGATACTGGTAGCTTCGTGCCTGTTCAGCCTCAAATCAATGAAGGTGCTGAGCAACAAAAACTGCTAGAACAACAAGCTTCAGAAACAGGGGCTTTAGAGTCTGCACTGATAAGCGCAGGTAAAACGGTCGCTGATTTGGGTCGATTCCTTGGCTTGGGTGAGGAAGAGACAGAAGCAGAAAAGCAAGCATTGTCGTTACTAAGAGAGCAAAGGCCAATATCTACAGCGACTGGGCAAGCAGTGCCTTTTGTTGTCCCAGGTATAGGTGTGGCGAATATCGCCTCATTACCAACAAGAGTTCTAGTTTCATCAGGTTTAGGAGGGGCGCAAGGTGCGACAATCGCAAAAGGTACAGATCAAGATATTTCTAAAGGAGCAGGTATTGGTGCCGCTGTTGCGGGTAGCCTTGAACTGGCTTTCCCTGTCATTGGTCGCATTGGCGGTCAGTTATTCCGGAAGCTAACAGGTCGAGCACCTAAAGCTCCGATAGTTAACAGTGCAGGCACTCCGTCTAAAGAGTTTCAATCGACATTAGACGAATCAGGGCTGACATTTGATGACGTTATTAGGGCTGTAGATAGTGATGTAGGCTTAGATGCATCTCAACAAGCTAGAAAAGTATTCCTAGAGGAAAACGGATTAACACCAACTAGAGCGCAAGTTACTGGTGATATAACCGACTTTCAGGCTCAGCAAGAGCTAGCAAAAAGCACAGGAAGAGTTAGCGCAATTCTAGAGGGTCAAGAGGACGTGCTAGTTAGTAGGTTTGAAAATGCAATAACTCAAACGGGCGGAACATCCAACCCATCTAACAGTCCCGTGTTTGATTTTATCGGAGATAAAGCGGTAGATCTTGATGCTGCAATCGGAGATGCATATAAAACAGCTCGGGATATCGCTGGAACTGAAAAAATAGTAAAACCTGAAAATCTAGTTAAGCAAATAAGAAAGATTTCAGGCTCTGATAGCGCCACAGGCGGACTACCTAGTGCTACTAGGGATATATTAAGGGAAAAAGGAGTTTTGAGTGGTAAAAAATTAAACTCTGACGTTCGTATAGATGCTTCTGCAGCGGAATCTATAAGGCAAGACCTTAACTCTTTGTTTGATTCTTTATCTCCATTCGGCAGAAAAAAGCTAGCTGAATTTAAAGACGCACTAGATAATGATGTAGCAAGAGATGTTGGCGAGGATGTTTTTGATAACGCTCGATCGATGAAAGCTAAGTTTGAAAAAGACCTTTCCAGAGTTAAGGCTAATAAATTCGATAAAAGAAAATCTAATCTCTTACGAGATATTCTTGAAAACAAAATAAATCCAGAGAGGTTTTTGGATGAGGCTGTTTTAGCTAGAAGAGTAAGAGGCACCGACCTTGAGCAAATAAAAAGATACTTAACGCTCGATGATAACCCTGCCGGGATTGCTGCATGGAATGATTTGAGGGCTGAGGCAATGCAGAGAATAGCAAACCAATCTCTGCCAGAAGTGTCAGGCCAAAAGGCATTGTCCAGAGCGCAACTTGAAAGATCACTCGAAAGAATCGGAAGGGACAAGTTGAGAGTTTTATTTTCACAAGAAGAAAGAGGCTTCCTTAACTCTATGCTTGAGATTTCAAGAATAAGAGAGCCAGTAAGAGGAACACAACAAGGAAGAGGCCCGTCAGCTCAAGCAGTAGAGAGGTTAGCAGGTGCGATGGAGAGACTGCCACTAGTTGCAGACTCGTTCAGAGGTGCCGCTGAGAGAATAGCGAACAACAGAGCGCTAGAATTACCTGAACCAGTAAGGCAGAATTTACTAAGAATACTACAACCATCAGCAGCGGCTAGCGCTGTAGTTTCTACACAGGAGCAAAACTAAATGGCATACGCACCAATAGCGGGAATAATTCCGCAGTACGATGAGCAAGACGGTTGGTTTTTAAAGTTCTATCAGCCCAATACAACCAATCCGATTAGTATGGCTACTGACTCAACAGGTGGGACGTTACTTGATAAGGCTGAACTAGATGTTGATGGATTTATAACAACGGACGGTACAACCTTATTTATTCCACACTTAGATCAGGTTTACGATGCTTACTTGTTTCCTACCGCGGCAGAAGCAGACTCAAACGACACAATCAACGCTAAACGAGTAGCTCAAACCGCAAATCCTTTTGATGATGCTTTTAATTTAGTTATCACAAAAGATCTAATTACATTTACATCGGGTGCAACTTCAATTAACGTTGTCGCTAAACCCGTTGGATTGAATTTGATTATAAACGGTGTAATGCAGATAGAATCAAACGGTGATTATAGTTATAGCCAACAAACAGGGGTTATTACACTTACTACAGGTTTAATAGCTGGCTCACAGGTTGAAGTTCAATATGGTTCAATTGTAACAGTAAGCGCAATTGACACATCGGCAGTGATTAAAGATTTAGTTAGAGATTACGGAGCTAAAGGTGATGCCGTATACACATATAATGCAAATGGCGAAGTTGTTATTGAGTCTGGAACTGATGACACTCAAGCATTAATTGATGCTATGACAGACTTTG